AGCGGAAAGTGAGGGATTATCCAGAATCGTCATCATTTTTATAAAATGCTGATTATTAGATAGTTAAATTGTGAATAGATGTTAAATTAGGGTGGATTTTGTCGCGTTTCTGTCCCGTTTTTAGGGGGTGTAAAATATTAACTATCATTAGTATACGCGGATTTTAACAAACTTTAATTCGCTGATTTTATGTTCAAAACCGGTGATATTAAGACTTGGAAGCAAGGATGTCCAGTAGTCTGTTTATCTGGGCATCCTTCTCCTTTATCTGGGCATCCTTCTCCTTTATTCTCTCATCAAGGATATCAATCTGGGCTCTGAGAACGTCAGGGCTGTCGCTGTAGTACTGACGGTTGTCTATTGGACTATTGCTGTTCGAGCCATTTATCACAACGCTTGATATGCTTGTCCCTGTTTGAATTGCAACGGCAAAGTCCCTGTACTCAGGATATGATTCAAGCACCTTATCAAAAATGCTTTTGACGTTTTTAATTTTTTTTTCCCTCCAGTATAATCCGAAAGTGTTTGTGGCTTGATGTCTAAAGCTACAGCGATGTCTTTCTTATCGATTTGTCTATTGTAGCAGATACGTTTGAGCAATAATTCAAGTTGCTTACTATCAATCTTTTGCATATTTTCCACTGATTAATAAATGTTAAAAATGAAAGAATACGATATTTCCACTTGCATATTATTGTATTCAATACGATATTTGCAGCGTCAAACAAAAAGTTGTACAAAACATTAGACAAAAAGTTGCACATAAAGTTACACAAAATGCGCAAAGTTAGGGAAAAAATCGAAACCGCCGCACAACGGCGAAGAATTATGCGTAACGATAAGATTACTAAGGCCTGCATGGATCTCAGGAACGAATATCCGGATGCCAGTACCTACCGGATAACATCCACCGTAGGCCGCCGCTTCCATCTGTCGTCCGTACAGATCACACGAATCTGGAGAGGACAGTCATAAGACAACCTATCACCAATCATACACATTATGGAAACAGTAAAATTCAAGCAAGGTTCCGATGGCAAGATAATCGGAATCGAAATTAGCGCAGCTCCCCAGCCTTTTGTGCTGTCCATGTTTGACGAACCAGGACTGTACGAGGTTCCTGTCAATACAAAAACAATGGACAAGCGTCAGGCGCTGATTGTATGTGCATACCTCCAGGAAATCAATTACCTGCTGGGAAAGGCTCCGTATCCGTGTGATGCACTGAGCGGCGGATACTGGCTATCTGAAGAACTGGGACCAAAAACTCAGTTTGCCATGTTTGCCAATGAAGGTATTGTCTATCCGATATCGAAAGATGGAATGCTAAAAGTAAGAAGAGTATTATAAACCCAACCTATACCCGTATGAAAACAATTATGAAAATCCTCAGATTCATTTTGATTGAACTCCTTTTATTAGTGTCGCTCGTTCTGTTCTTGGCAGGGACCGTACTGCTGTGGCCGCTGATTTTGTCAGTTGGGGCATTCTGGCTCTCGTTGCACCTGTGTGAATACTGGCACAACCGCGACTTGCTGCCAAAGCGACTTGAGAACATTATGGACGGAGACTATTAATACAGGAACGATATGCCAGCGACACAGGAACAGGTTGAGCAGTTCAACCGAATCAGGAAACAGATAGAGCGTGACAGCCGAAGATATGTGCGCAACGAGAAGCCAGCCCATCACAACATGCACAAGAGCCCTGACGAAATCAAGAGGCTCTATCCGGAACCGTTGAAGAATGCAGGCAAGCAGATAGCCAAAGCGTACATGGTGCTTTCCAAGGCCATATATTACATAGAGGAGGCATACGACGTATGTAAAAGCGGAGGTCTTGTTCTCGACGGCCGTTACCGCTCCTACATGAATGCCATTGACCATAACTTCAGGATGTTCTGCAGTGACACCAGAAGCCTGATGACCGACAAGGAGAAGGATACGTTCTGCGAGGAGTACCAGACGGTAGGCGATGCCATAGACGATGTGCTAGCCGGGAGACTGTATTGGCGGCCAGCCTCCGAACATCCTCATTCCAGCTGCAATGTGCTAGTACGGCTATCGAACGGGCTGGTGACAGATGCTTTCTACAACCATCTTACCGATACGTTCTCCAGACTTTGTACCCACTGGATGATTCCACCATCAGAACCCAATTTTTAACTCATACCATTATGAAAGAGCAAAAGAACGGTGTGCCGGCCGTAAACGGCACGGAAAACGACAATGAGGTCGTGTTGTTTGAGGTAAAATGCGTGAAGACGCATTGGATTAACGTTGAGGCGAGGAACGCCGATGAAGCCCGCAGTATTGCCGAAAGATACTGTGAAGAGTGTCTAGACAATGGGGATGAAAGTGCAGTCATTGACGGCAAACCGGCTAAGATCTTCTCGCCATACAAGTCTGAAGTGTATTCCGCTGACGGAGTCCGCGACGTGACTGCTGACTACATCCCCGATTGTGATGACGATGACGAACTCGAACAAATCTGCTGGCCATGAGTAGGAATATTGTCATCACGGTTGGCGGATTGTCCGCAGCCGTTGGACGTGCAGCCGGTTCGGCCAGTGTGTTCAACGTCTATTTCAATTTCGACCCCATCTATGGACAGGGGGTGCAAGGACGGGAAGGTCTCCTGTATTCGGTGCTTGGCAGCACTATCCGAGTCAGAAGTCTGATGAGCCATGGTGACGGCACCGGTTCCATGGCCGTAATGCTGGAGAATGGAGCAACGTTTGACCTGCTCCATGAAAAACTGATGGACTATATGGGCGTTTTGGTATGGGATTGAACTTTTCAAAATGGAGAGAGGACGGATTCCGGTGGGTGGATGCCTACCGTGACAAGGTCGGCCATGAACTTTTCGATACAAAGTACCGGAACTTGTGGTGCATTATGGAGTCGCTCCCGTATTCGTCCAGCATCAATATACCGGTCCAGGTCAATGAGGACGAATGGGAACTCTTCGTGAAACTTGCATGCCTGTACATGTACGACCATCCGAAGCCCACAGTGCTGTTCAATGACTCATTCACGGTCATCTATCATCCCGGCTACTACATTGAAATGGACTTGCAGCAGGCGGCCCGCGCATCGAGAAAAATTGACAGAGGTATGTATGATAAAAACGGAAAGCAATGAACTCAACGAAACAAGACCCGGGACTGATTAAGTTCTCTTCCGAGAAGGAGATGACCTCAAGGATAAGCACTCTTTGCTCAGAAATCGAGAATATGTCCATCTTCGATGAACATTTTCGTGAGAAGGTCGAAGAACTGAATGCGCTGTCAGTAAGGCTGGCCAGCTTCATACATAAGCCGTAGTCCATCCGAGGGCGACGGCCGAGAATCGTAAATATGTAAAAGAGTAACCATGATACAGATTGACGACCTATACAATGCGACTAACCACGGGCTGGATATAATACTCGCCTATTATCCGCAGGCCCGCGAATGTGTCGATAACGGTAAGCATTTCAAGATACGCGACGAGGCTACGGCTTCCGCGTGCATCAAGCTTATCAAGGATGTATATCGTGTGACCGACTTCGGCGGTGAAGGGCGTGCCTACAAGCCCATCGACATCGTAATGAAGGAGGACTCCATCACCTTCGGGGAGGCGGTGTGCAAAATGGCCGCCGCTTTCGGTGTGGCCGACACGCAGATCAGGGAGTCGAACCGTCCGGACATCCGCAAGACGGATGCCACGCCGGAGCAGGCGGACGGAAGCATTTTCTTCGAGCTGGAGGAGGATATCACCCCGGAGCAGATGAAGGTGATGGGGCCGAAGGTGACTCGTGAGGACATGGACTTCCTGAACTGGCATGTGGCCAAGAGCGTCAGCACGGTGAAGAACCGTGTGGTCACGACCAAGCTGTCCACACCGACCTACCCGATTTTTATCCGGGAGTGCATCATTGACGATTCCGGACCTGAGGTCAAGAAGTTCTTCAAGATCTACGAGCCGCTGAATCCCGACAAGGGTTTCCGGTTTTCGTATGCCCCAAGGGGTGCAAAGCCGGCCAAATACACCAACGGCCTGTACGAGCTGAAGAAACAGTACGACAAATTCAACGCCAGTGAGGAGGCGGACTGGGATGCCGACCCGAGGAACGAGGGGAAACCGTACATCCTGAAGAAACTGCCGGAGGTGTTCATCTGCAGCGGCGAACGTGATTCTCTCTGTCTGAAGAGCGAAGGCTATTTCCCGGTATGGTTCAACAGCGAGACATCAGATGTATCACAGGACGAGATTCAGCAGCTGTCGCAGTATGCCCAGCAGGTCTATAACATACCAGACATCGATTCGACCGGAATACGCATGGGTACGAAACTCGCGCTGCAATTCATCCACATGAAGACTGTCTGGCTTCAGGACACGGGTCTGTCACAGTACCGCGACGCAAGGGGGAAGCCACGGAAGGACTTTCGCGACTGGGTGGAGCTGCATCCGCTCAAGTCCGATTTCCAGAACCTGCTGACACTGTCCATGCCGGCATGTTTCTGGACATCTTCCAGGAATGAGAAGACCGGAAAGTGGACGAACAGCATAGAGCCGTCCCGACTGCTGTACTTCCTTGAGCTGAACGGATTCCGCCGACTTGAGGAGGAATCAAGCGGCCAGACATGCCTTGTTCATATCAGCGGTTCCGTCGTGAGGATGGTCGAGGCGAACGACATAACGGATTTTCTAATTGCCTACAGCCGCGACTTCCGCAATCCTCTCCCGGAGGATATCCGTTCCCTGCTTCTGACGAGCGAACGAGTCGGATCCACCACGTACAATGCACTTCGCGTTGTCAAGGTTGACCAGACAAACAACAACGGCCCGCGCTACCAGTACTGGTTCTTCTCCGGCAACACCACATGGAAGGTGACACCCTCCGCCATCGAGACGAACCCGATTGACCGGGAACCGCATTATGTCTTCGAAGACCGTGTGATAAACCATAAGGTGAAGATACTTCCGGACATGTTCCATATCACAAAAAAGAAGGGCGAAGATGAAGGAGATTGGACCTGGGATATCCAGATTGACGACATTTCTTCATGCAAGTCTTGCAGCCTGAAGACGGCCATCAACACGAGCAGGCTTCACTGGAAGAAGTCATACGAGGCGGCCATGGACGGAATGACAGACGAGGATGCGGCCACCTTCAGAAAGGAACACCAGTTTGCCATAGATGACCCGGGACTCGATGCTACCGAACTGCAGGAGCAGAAGCAGGCGCTCATCGCGAAGATTTTCACTATCGGATACATGCTGCACCGCTACAAGGCTAAGTCTAAGCCGTGGGCACCCATTGCCATGGACTACAAGTTCGGCGAGCTCGGCGACTGCAACGGCGGCTCAGGAAAGAGTTTCTTCTTCGATGCCATGAAGCATTTCCTCAGTGTTGAAGTGCTCTCCGGTAAAGACCCGAAGCTCATGGACAACCGCCATGCCATGGAGCGCGTCAATGACCGTACCGATATGGTCTATATCGATGACTGCGACAGGTATTTCAACATTGAGCGTTTCTATGACATGATTACCGGCGATATGGTTGTGAATCCGAAGAACAACAAGTCATTCCGCATTCCCTTCGACCGGAGCCCGAAACTGGGGTTCTCCACGAACTATGTGCCGGAACGATTCGACCCTTCGTCCATGAGACGATGTCTGTATGTCATTTTCTCAGACTGGTACCACGAGATGAGCGAGGATGGCAACTACCGTGAGACGAGGACCATCCGCTCAGACTTCGGCAAGGAGCTCTTCTCCGACTACACGGAAGAGGAATGGAACTGGGACATCAACTTCTACATGCAGTGTCTGCGCTTCTATCTGGAATGCTCCATGGAAGATATCAAGATAACTCCTCCGCTGACCAACATCATCTACCGGCGCAACCGTATGGCCATGGGTGCCAACTTCGAGGAGTGGGCCACCATGTATTTCATGCCGGACGGAGACAATGTGAACGTGAAGATTGTACGGCAGAAGGCATTCGAGGACTTCTCCACCTACAGCCGCCAGAAGATGTGGACAATGAATAAGTTCACGAACGCACTGAGGAGTTTCGCATATAACTATTCTCACATGTACATTCTCAACCCGACTGACATGTGCAATGCCGGCCCCGGTCGAATCGTCGGCCGCGACCCGGAGAACAACCGCACAACGGATTTCATCTACATGCAGTGCATAAGCCAGCAGCCGCCGGCCGACCAGACATTGGACTCAGGAGAGCCATCAGGCAAGCTGCCATTTTAGGGGTTAGGCAGCTGTTGTTTTCATAATGGGGTGTGAAGTGGGACCGACGTGATGTCTGGGCCCACTTTTTTTTCGTCTTTGCCGGCCAAAGACGTGCTGCCGTCAAAACATTGGCCGATTCTATTTCAAAAAATTCAGTGTTTCATTTTTCTTTATGATAAAATGAGGATTCGGCAATGTCGCTTCGGCCTTTTTCCCCTTCCCATCCCAAATTTACACCAAAAAAAGTGTAACATTGTAACAGAGAAACGGAAGTTGGTTTAAATATAAGATAATCAGCGGTTTTTCGGTTTTGTTCTTAAGTTACAATTAATGTTACACTTTTTAAATTAACACTGAAAAGTGTAACAGAGCATTCGAACAGCCTGAGAAAAGTGCTTTTGTTACACTTTTACAAAGTCGCATTTTGAAAAGTGTAACAAAATACTTCCGCAAAACTCCATTGATTTTCAATTGGTTACAACGTTACAAAATCGTGTTACAATGTTTCACTTTTTTCGGGTGCAAATCAGCAGGAAGAGAGAAAAAGAGAAAAAACGGCCGAATGCGCTCATGTCAAACCTATGATTTTTCTTTGTTAAATTACTGATAAAGACCACTGGTGCGGCAAGCAGCTTGGATTTTTCGGAAAAAGACGGTGGAATGTCTATTATTTTGCATCGACAAAATGCGTCTATTTGTCCGAAAATCACTATATTGCAGAACATTTCAACATTATGTTCACAACTTCATTCTTTATCAAAGACTATCTGGCGGAATGGTTGCAGTCAAAGTACGGCATCGAAGGCGTTGTCACTCTTCCGTCTCACAGCGATCTGAATATCCTGCTTTGGGATGTTATGTCCACACGTCCGAGGCTGGTGAGTCCTATTGACACCGGCAATCTTACCGTTTCTTTGCCATCGAGAAGAGCGGGAAAGCGTCCGGAAACCTACAACTACGTCTCCACACGGGGTGCGAAACTGTTTGAGTTAAGAGCGTTGGAAATCTTCCGCCTCGATTTGTTCCAGCATCTGGACACGGACCGGACTAACGGCAGCCGCAAGAGAATCATTGACAGTGTGGGCGATTTCATGTCATCGAACGGGATTCATTCGATAACTGAAGACGCTCTTGTCAAATCCTACTACCGGTACCGTATGAACAACCGTCCCCATCAGGTGAGGGGATACAAACGGAAAAATGACAGAAACGAGGATATACCTTCACTTTTTTAGCGGAAAAATGCTCAACAAATTGTATTTATTTGTCCGATTATCATGAACTTACAGAATATCGTAAAGATTGAGGCACTCCGTGTGGCTGCAATCGCCACATGGCAGGCCACACCTTTGAAGTGTTCCATCAGCGTTGCCACTGGCCGCTCCTGGACGAACCTTGATTTCACTGCGGGCAGCGCGAGGATGACTGACAATGTGACTGATACTGACAGCGGATTGCTGCATACGTCCAAAGTGGAATGTTCCGTCAGTGGAGACGATGAGAACCTTTCGCGTGTATGCGACATGTTTGCACATGACTCAGTAGTGAAAGTGACATATAACGACGGAACGGTGAAGGTTGTCGGACAGCCTAATTTCCCGTCACGGATGACCATACAGCAGGAAGTCGGCAACAGCAGCATCCACAGGCTCTCCTTCCAGTGCAAATCTCCGGTTCCACCCCTTATTCTTATGTAACGCATCAGTAGCCGTTCCTGAGAGGTTGCAAGATAGGTTGCAAGATAGGTTGCAAGACGTGCCGGTCCTTTATACGGTACGTCATGCTGATTAGTTTCGCATCATAAATCACAGACATGAACTTCGACCTGCTTTACAACATCATACATGGCAAGTGGATGATACGTCCAGAGTATGCCATATCCCAGCATATTCTCATAGATAACATCTTGAACCACCGGGCTGTTTCAGACGGTGACATCATAAAAAAGACCTTGAAGCACGTTGTTGCTTCCTCTGACGGACTGAACGAGTTGTCAGACTACCATTCCGCATCGGAGAAGTCAACGGCTATCATTTCGTTTTCCGGGACGATGGTCAAGTATGACGGAGAATGCTCTTATGGCATGGAGACTGTTGCCTCGTTCATACAGGAGGCTGCCATGTCGGATGAGATAGATTCCATCGTGCTCTGCATTGACAGCCCCGGAGGTGCCGTGAATGCCGTCTCTCCCGTCACCGATGCCATAGACATAGCCCATCGGAGCGGGAAGCCCGTCATTGCCTGCTGCGACTTGTGCTGCAGTGCTGCTTATCTTGTTGCATGCCACTGTGATGCCATAATGGCCTCAAATGCTCTGAGCGCAGAGTTCGGAAGCATAGGTGTCATGTGCTCAATCCAGGATGTAAAGCCGTTCTACGAAAAACAGGGATACCGGTTCCATGAAGTCTATTCTTCTCACTCTTCCGACAAGAATGCCGCGTTCAATGACGTTCTTGAAGGGAAGTATGATTTAATAAGGAGTGAGCAGCTGGATCCGCTTGCCGTAAAATTCCAGGATACTGTTCGCCAGAAGCGGAAGGACCTGAAGGAGGAACCCGGGGTTCTCACCGGGAAGGAGTATTTTGCAGAGGAATCCCTTCGCCTTGGCCTCATTGATGCCATCGGCCCGCTGTCTGACGCTGTTGCTCTCGCTAAGAAATTTGTCGCCGACTATACTATTCACACTTATCTCAATTAATCCAACATGAAATTCAAAGCCGTACTCGCTGCCGTGCTCACCATGCTCGGCATCGATGCCCTGACGAAAGTTGAGGGCAAAAGCACTTTGACGGAAGAACAGAAACATCAGCTTACTGAAAAGTACGGCGACAAGTTTCTTGCCAGCTTCCTGAAGGACTTGGAGGACTACGACAAAGAACAGGCCGATGCTTCTGCTGCTGACAAGCAGCTTGCTGAGACCCGTTCCGCTCTCGAAGCGCTCCAGACCAAGTACCGGAATGACATGAAGGCTGCTGCAGACCGCGAAGAGAACCTGAACGGGCTGATTGCAAAGCTGAGTGAGGAGCCTGCCGCCGAACCTGCTCCTTCCCGCGACGCAAAGGCAGAGAAGCCTTCGTTCACTCCCAACATGAACCTTTCCTACAACCGTCTGATGCAGGAAGCTTTCGACAAGGGAGACTTCAACGTCCTTGCCACTGCTACCATCGACACATCCGACCTCCGCACCGAGTTCGGCAAGTATGTTGACGGTTTCCGCCGTGACATCATCACCACGCTCTTCGGGAAGGTGCAGTGCACCCAGTACATGACCACCAAATTCACCGATAAGGTGGAATGGCAGGCTATTCAGAGCACAATCGACAACATCATCCAACGCTTTACTCCGTACTACACCCCCAGCGGCCAGGTACAGTTCAACCCGTTGAAGATTGTCAACCGCAAGCACAAGATCAACGTTCCCATCAAGCCGGCCGAGATTATGGAGGATGTGCTTGGCTATCTCTATGACGAGAATCTGGAGCCCAAGGACATGCCCATTGTGAAGTACATTATCGATGTGCTTCTCAAGCCGGAAATTGAGCAGGAGCGTGACGCTATGCTTGGAACTGGTGTTTACAGTGCTTCGAAGAATGCCAACAAGACCGACGGTCAGGCTGGTGACACCGGTGGCAGCATGGACGGTTTCGTCACCATCCTCCGCAGCCTTTCTGCGACTGCAACTGCAACAACTGGTATCCGCCGCCTTCTTTACAGCAACGGTGCATATACCGTTTTGACACGCCAGAACATCTATGACCAGTTCGACAACATCTACACTTCGATTCCTGCCAAGTACAGGAACAAGAAGATGAACATCTACATCGACCCGGACCTTCTGAATACATACGATCTGGCCCGCGACGACAAGTATGACCGTTCGAATGAGAACGAGAACGAAGGCAAGCGTCGTCTCCACCACACCAACTTCGAGTTCGTTCCGCTCGACACTATGACCGGTACCGGAGTATTCTTCATCACTCCGAAGGAGAACTTCATCCACCTTCTTTCTTCGAATGCCAGTACAACCAAGCTGTGGGCTCAGGCCGACAACTACGATGTGAAGCTGTTCGGTGAATGGTGGGAGGCTACCGGATTCGCCATTGCAGAGCTCGTGTTCGCCTATGCTCCTGCTCTGGAGTCTTCCGGCAGTGGTTCCGGCAGCGGCTCTGGCAGTGGTTCCGGTAGTGGAGCTGGCAGCGGTTCCGGTAGTGGAGCTGGCAGCGGTTCCGGTGGCAGCAATGCCGGTGGCGGTGCCTGATTGTTTAACGCTTAAATCATAAAGCAATGTACACTCCTGTATCAATACCTAAAACGAGCAATGGCGGCCGTACAAAGCCGAAAGCCGCCATCTATGTAGGTCGCCTTTGCGATGTGGCGACCGGCACCTTCGCCCCCGGTGATGACGGCGTTACTGTCTCCAGTAACATCACCATGACCACCGGCAAGGGACTGATGAAGATTGGTGTCACGCTTGACTCCATCAAGATCACCCAATCGACCGAAGGTGAAACCGACAACAAAGGCGTGAAGCAGAAGATTGAGTTCTCGCGTCCCGGAAATCAGGATGCCGCCTTCGAATCGTTCCTGGAGAACAATGTCAACGAAGACCTTTTCGCCATTGTTGACTACTTCAACGGAACCAAGAAACTGTTCGGCTATCCCGGCAATCCTCTCTCACTTACCAGTGAGTCAAACGATGACAATGAGAAGGACACAAACACCGTAACGCTGGAGTCTGTTCTTCGCGGCCGCCGTGCCTGTTTCTACACCGGCACTCTTCCTACTGTCGCTAACGCTCCTTCAGAATCAAGCGGTTCTGGCAGCGGTTCTGGCAGCGGCGGTGGTGCCTAATGGCTCATCCATGATGAAAAAGGGGGTCTCAAGACAAGAGGCCCCCTTTGTCTTTTACATCTTGATGCCGTTTAATGACATTTGCGAAAACGAATACAATTATGGAAAAACGTAAAAACAAGGTCGCATCTGTTGCGTCCGAACCCGAAAATCTTGTGGTTGAAACTGTATGCGCCACTCAGGAAGAAGCGGGCAGTATCAATACTGCCGGAGAAAGCCTTCCTGTTCTGGTTGTCATTCCTTACCTTGCCGGACAGGCACAGGGAGAAGAACTTGTCATGGCCATCACCGGATGGAGAATGCATTTCAAGGAGAATTTCCGCATCGTCGTAATTGGCGATCATCACCCGATTGTAGATGAGTCTGATGACATAACTTTCATCGACTGTCCGCGCACTATCAGCAGTGACCGCTACTGTGTGAAGCATCTGGAGTTTGCCAAGGTGTTCAGAATAGTCGCAGCGACATTCCCGGAGTATGACGGGTTCATTTTCGCTGCAGACGACGCATACGCAGTGAACGACTTCGAACTGACGGATGTAAAGCTTCTCAAGATGCATCTTCCAGTCATCGATTTTCCTGCCCAGTCAGCCAATTCATGGCAGCGCGACAAGTACCGTACCCGTATGCTTCTCGAAAAGCTTGGTATGCCGGTCCGTAATTTCACGACACACATTCCTTTCTATCTGGAAACGGAGAAGCTGCTTGAAATCCTTGACCGCTTCAACATGGACAATGAAAGTTATGTGTTCGAAGACCTATATTTCAACATCTTCTACCCGGACCGTAGGCCGCTGCTGCTTGACATAAAGTACGACAACATGAGGTGCGGTGTATGGAGAAGCAATCCGAGGATTGATGTCATCAAAGATGCGTTCAATTCGAAGATATGGATAACCAACAGCGTTGAAGGGTACATCCCGGAACTTGTCAGACTACTGAAGAACCATTACGGAATTGGTTGACGAACTGAGACAGTGGCTTGACAGGGGATGCCCTGATGAGGAGGCGGCATCTCTGTACATGCGCATCGGTGACAACGATGATTTCAAGAAGCGTGTCCAGAGATGCCCGTCTTCATGCAGAAGACGTTTGAGGTTCCTGCTCATTCAGATGTCAGGCTCCGACGCGTCGGTCTATTCCGGGACATCAAGGAAAGAGGAAGGGGAGCGGTTCCGGGGAATGTATCCGTTCCTCTCAGACTTGTCGATACCTGACGAACTGAAGATACTGGCAACGGACAAGATGACGACCTACTGGAGGTGTGTGGAACTGCACGAACGTCTGTATTTGTGCAACAGCAACGATGAGTGCGTCCAATGTGCCGGGGAACTTGTCTGCGCCTTCAAGGAAGACCAGTCCATCAAGGATGAACTGGACTTTTACAAGCTGAACGGAAAGCCTCTTGGCAAGCACCGGCTTTTCCACCGAAACAGGGAAATGGAGTCGATACGCAATCTCGGCCTCCGTCAGCTCATCCAGAAGGAACGCCAGCTGAGAGGCAATATCTGGAGAATTGAGGACGAAATGAAAAAAGGCGAAAAGCCATGGCTTGACGAAGAGAGAAGAGAGCGTCTCTCTCTTCGGAAAAGGGAACTTGAGTATGTAGAACAATTGCTGTCAAATGAAGAAGGAACGCGAAGAGGATAATAATATTCCAATGGAACCGGCCAAGACCGGAAGCGACACTTTCGACCGAATAAGGCAGATTCTTGGAGCAGATTTCGACCCGAAATCGGCCGCAGTTATGATTCAGGCCATCTATAAGGACGAGTTTGACAGTGCCAGAAAGGAGTTTACCGGTAGTGACATTCCGGACGAGGTGTTTGAACGTCTGGCATCGTACATAGAAAGCGGATGCGCAACCAATCTGTCATCCGGCGAACAGATGTACATAGAAATGCTGTCTCTCGTCAATTCGATGCGCAGAAAGTACGGTCGGACGAATGTGATGCGATTCCTTCAGAAAAGTCCGTACTGCATGTCGTATGCCAACGCGAGAAAGATGTATGAAGAGTCCATCAACCTGTTCTATTCAGACACGAATGTCGAGAAAAAGGCAATGCGTGAGCTGAAGGCGCAGCAGCTGGAGGACGCGGCAGAATCTCTACTTGCCGTGGCACAGTCTCCGAAGGACTATGAGGTATATGAGCGTCTTGTTATGTCGTCGGCGAAATTGAGACAGCTTGACCAACCGGATCCGGTTGAAATACCGAAGGCGACATACCAGCGTCCGTTCAAGTTCTACACCTTAGACCCAGTCCGTATCGGAATAGACCGTCCAGACAGGGCAACTGTGGCCAGACAGATTGACTCCATATCCAATGCCACGGAGATGGAAAAACGCAGGGCCCGTCAGGATGCAGGAATCGAGGACGTAAATATAGGAGAACTGATAGATGCCGTCAAGGAAGAAAGTCAAAGACACCAATGAGGTAGATACCATCTACTCTAACTGGATGGCGCAGATGGTCGCACTTATCAAGCCGACCAATCTGTACCTTATCCTTGGCCGTGGCTCAGGAAAAACCAATGATATCATCACGGAGCGTCTGATGGACATGGTTTTTGAGCTTCCTGGAGCTCCTGTTGCTTTCTGTGGTGTAACATATACAGACATGCAGAAGAACGTCCTGCATGTGCTGCTTGACGGTCTGGAACGGAAGGGATGGCGTGAAGGCACTCACTATGTTGTAGGGAAGGAACCGCCGGAGGTTACGCCGGAAATGCGTTCATCATGTCCGGAGGAGTTCCGTGATACACTTTGGAAACCGTACAACAGGATTATTTCATGGAAAGACAAGATAACCTTCTTTACCGGTTTCAACATCACCATCGTATCTCTTGACAGGCCGTCAAGTTCTGCGGGTAATTCCTACGTGCACATCATCGGTGATGAGGTGAAGTTCTTCCCGGATGCTAAAATATCGAAGCTTACAAAGGCTGTACGCGGGTATTATGTCAAGTACGGACAGAATCCGTACTATCTTGGTCAGACATTCCTGACGGACATGCCGAACAAAAACAATGTCGGAGAGTACGACTGGCTGCTGAACATGTCGTCCAGAATGGACAAGAAGCAGATCATTGACATCCTGAAGTGTGCGTTCATATTCAATGAAGTTACCGGAGAACTGATTTCAGCAATGCAAGGCGGCAACACTGACGAAATCGAGAACATGCAGCGTTCATACAAACGGTGGAAGAGGCGGTACGACACCATCAGGCAACGTTCGTCGTTTTTCATGACGGCAAGCAGCTACGTGAATATCGACATTCTGCGTCCTGAATATCTGGAGAATGAACTTGATTCGTCGATGGATGATGTGCTTTCGGCCATCATGTCCGCCAGGCCCAGAATTTCGGCTGGGAACAAGTTCTACGCCACACTGTCTGACAGGCATTTCTATTCGGACGGCACGTCTCAGGCATACGAGGACTATTTCGGAATCCGCGACGATGAGGACTGCCGCGTATTGAGATATCTCCGGACAAATGAGCCTATTGAGGCAGGAATGGACTTCGGGAACATGATATCAATGGTCATAGGTCAGGAGCAGGACAAGAACTACAGGATACTTAAGACTTTCTATACCATTCCTCCGCTTTGGCTTCGTGATATTGCAAACAGCTTTCTGTCTTACTTCCGTTATCACGAGAAGAAGGTACTCCGTCTGTATTACGACCGTGCAGGCAATTCTTACCAGAAGGTGCGCCAGGACTTCGCCAGCACCATAAAGGGATATATTGAGCGGACGGAAGACGGAAAACCGTCAGGATGGAGGGTCGATCTGATGAGCAGGAACCAGTCCACCATCTACACTTGGGACGAGTACGACTTCATGGCGCAATTGCTCCCTGGCACCAATCCGAAACTTCCAAAACTGCTCATTGACCAGTACCATGCCCGTTCTCTGAAATACAGCCTGGAGGCTGCACCGACAAAAGTAGTCGAATACAGGGGGAAAAAGCGCATCAGTAAGGACAAGAGCAGCGAGAAGCTTCCTATCGAGCGTCTTCCGTTCGAATCGACGAACTTTTCCGATGCTTTCAAATACCTGATGTGCCGTCCACAGTGGATGCAGTTGACGAAAAGCATCCCTTCCGGAAGCGGATTGAGTATTTGACAGGTCGTAATTCTGCCTCCACTGGTGGTTTTCTTCTTGAAATTTACATAATTGGAGATTGGTGAGTGCTGATTATCATCAATTTGCCGTTTATGGACGGAAAATTGACATTTCTGTCCGCACGATTAAGCCCGGCCGCGCTCTTTTGTATCCGCGATTGCAAGCCAATCCCAAACTGGATATATGACGGTTTGGGATTGGCCGGTGTCCTTTATCAGACGGCAGCGCTTCATTATCATTGCATCATGAAATTGTACGAGGCATTGTCAGAAATGAGGAGGTTGACGGCCACTGGACAGACGTTCAGTATGTCGTTCATGAGCTGGAGCGAGACGACGCGCAGAAGTGAAGGCGTTGTTGAAGTACCGGTTGCCAAGTTGCGGAAGCGTTCAAGGTCTGAGCGGGTAAGGAATGCAAACATACTTATTGCATACCATGACTGCTCACGCAATGAGGCACGACAGTTCTATCTTCCTCTGCTGATGAGCTTCAACGGACAAAAAACAACTATCAGATGAATAAGGCAACCATCAACAATATTGGAAAGGCCAGCATCATTGAAATACCTGATGTCGGTACTGGCGTTTACCTGGGCTATGATTCAGGGAAGTGCATTGATGTGTTCAACGGGCTATCGCCCAAATCGTGGGAATCCGATTTCCAGACGGTGGCTGGAAAGGAAATCGTTCCGTTCGGACCGAACAACAATCTTCCGCAGGATATCAGAGACCTGATGGACGAGAATAATCTGGCACCCGGCATACTTGAACGGGAGAAGGGGCTTCTCTACGGTCAGGGGCCAGAACTGTACAGAAAGTCATACGAAGACGGCCAGGTATCACGCGAATGGGGGTACGATGAAAGAATATGGTCATGGCTCAACAGCTGGGACTACAGACGTTATATCGAGAGCGCCATTACTGAGTACAAGTATCTGCATGGATTCTTCGACAAGACATTCTGCAATAAGGGTGTTCTTATCGGACGGCCGGGACGGATTGTAAAGCTTGAGGTGGTACCGTCTATTGATGCACGCCTTGGATGGACGGATTCGCGCAAACTGGAGGATGTGAACGTAATCTATACCGGTGACTTCGAGAACTGGTGCAACAAGGGCATAACATCATATCCTGTCTTCAATCATAAGAATCCGTTCCTGCATCCGGTATCGATGTCATACCACAATAGCTACAGTTTTGCACGCGCTCTGTACAGCATACCTTCTTTCTATGGTACCATCCCTTGGCTGCGCAGAAGTTCTGATGTCCCTCAGATTCTGAAATACATTACAGAGAATAGCATCAATGTCGCATTCCACATCCAGTCTCCGGACGGGTACTGGGAGAACAAAGCACAACGTCTGAGGGACGAGTGCGATCTGAAGGGCATTGAATACAAGGACTCGATGCTTGACGAACACCGTGACGATGTCCTGCGCCGTCTGGCGGATGCACTCTCCGGCAAGAAGAATGTCGGCAAATTCTTCCATACGACCATCATGCTTGACGCTGATGGGCGGCAATGGGCATGGAAAATTGACCCGATAGACCAAAAAATCAAGGATTTCATCGAGGCTCAGATCAGAGTGAGCGAGAAGGCGGACAGTGCTACGACAAGCGGTATAGGCCTTCATCCCGCACTGTCCAATATCATGGTTGACGGAAAGCTGTCATCAGGCAGTGAGATGCTCTATGCTCTGAAACTCTATCTTGCCTCCGATGTGACCATATCAGAAGAAGTCGTGCTTGAAGGAATCAACCGCGCTATAGCCATCAACTTTCCCGGAAGTGTATGGCGGCTCGGTTTCTATCATAGTGTTGTTCTTCGAGAGGAAGACGTTGCACCAGCAGAAAGAACATCTAAGAATATCTGATTATGAACTTGCTTTTCCAAGATATTGAAGACATAAAATCCGCAGCAGGCTGGATATATTCCAGTATGGATTTTGACGCACTACTACCGGATATAGAATCGGCCACAGAAGACCTTATCCGTGTGGTCGGAAGTGACGTTTACGACAGAGTGGCCGAATATCACCAGTCGCTCATTGAACCGGTATCCGAAACCGACGATGACGAAGATACACAATCGGACAGCGAACTGTCCGCAGAGGCTGAGTTGAACGCCGAGCTCCTGCGGCTGATGCGCTGCCCGATTGCATTGAATGCTCTGCTGTCATACATGCAGAGTGCAGACATAAGTCATGAGACCGACGGCCGCAAGGTGAAGATTGACAAGGACAGCGAGTCTATTCCATGGGAGTGGCAGATTGAGAAGGATAATGCGGCCATGCGAAACAAGGCTGCACGCGCAACCGACCGTCTTATCCGTTACATGGATGAGAACATAGACGATATAGACGAATGGGCCGACAGTGCACAGCGTGCAGACATCAGAAGTCTGTTCGTACCGGATGCCGCAACATTCGACAGGATTGCTCCGATAGACGAAAGCCGCCTGTTCTTCATACGGGTGCTCCCGTTCATACGCAGAGCCGATGCTGCCATCAGAGAACGTGTGCCTTCATACGCGACTATCAAAGCGCATCTGGTTGCAGACACACTTACAACACCTGAGCAGGCCATTGTCAATATCGCACGCGAGATTGTGGTATATGATACTATGTCACTTGCCATCCGCCGCTTGTCGGTACTGGTGATGCCAGATGCCGTGGTGCAGACCTTCCATTCCGACAGCCAGACGCTTAAGGCCGGGCAGGTGCCTTCAGAGGAGAGCATCAAGCTTGCAGTGGAAAGCTGGAAGAAGGACAAGGAAGATGCCGAGCGGCGGCTTGAGATCCTGCAAGCACGCCAGGCCGGCAAGACTGAGACTATGCGGAGTGTCGATTATTCGGGCGAAAAATTCTTCACTGTATAAACTATGAACAAGCTGGAGATACCATCTACAGGCAGCGTGCTAATGTGGCCCTCATCATGGGAGGAGTGCACGCAGCGTCAGATACGGCATATCTTCCGGCTGACCCCGCACTTGCTTTCCGGCAAGATAGACCTGACCACCTACAAGCTTGCCTTGTTCTATGCACTGACGGGACTGCGAATGGCCAATCCGGAACTTGGAGACAGGCATCTTACAACAGAGCAGCGCATGGAGAAATATGATAACATCCGCCGTGCATGTGAGACTATCGGTTTCATGTTCGACCATACGGAAGATGGGAAGACGGTATTCTCATACAATGAGGTGAACTGTCAGATTCCGTATCTGACAGTTCGTGGAAGGAAGTGGATGGCCCCGGCTCCTGCCCTCACCGGCATGACTTTCGGTGAGTATCGTATGGCCATGGACCAGATGATGAAATACAGGAGCGGAATAAAGGAGGCAGGCAACACAATGATGGCCATCCTATACAGACCTGTGAGGATGAGAAGCGGAATGCGCATCCCGTTCGATGCCGATGAGTGCTCAAGGCGCGGGCGGAAGCTTGCCATTGCAAATGATGTGGTATTCTATGCTGCCACATGGCTAGCATCATGCGACCGGTTTCTGAAAACACAAAACTTCGAGGTGGAAGGACATACCGTCAACCTATCGTGCCTTTTCAGGGTGGAAGACAATGAGAGCGAAGGTGAAACGGAGTCGCTTGGACTAATCGGTGTACAGTTGGCTCTTGCCGAGTCCGGAACATTCGGCGACATGGAAGGGGTTGACAGGGCCAACCTGTACACTGTACTCCTTAAACTGTATCAGTGGAAGAAGGAACACGACAAAATCAGGAAGAAATGATATCGTTAGCATCTATACAAACTCTTGGCACGGCACTGAAGGAAAAAATTTCAGCGACGGCCGTCTTATACGCAGTACGTGAAGAACATCTTCAGAAGAAGCTTGGCGGCAGGTCTGGAACATTCCTTGCCATAGTGCTGCCATCCGCTACCGGAATCGGCACATCAGACAGCGCGGCCGACCTTAACACTATCATGATGCTAGTGCTGAAGGATGCACCGAAATCTCAGAATACCGATTCAAAGGAACTGACGGAATATGCGACACTGCAGACTAAGGCGGCCGCCATAAAAGATGAGGTAATCCGCCGGTGCCGCGAACAGGTGTCGCCGCTTTCATTCTTGGATATCGGCACCATAGAGACTGACCCGGTGTGGAACATCGCCGGGAACTACATAGGCTACAGCATAACCTTCAATTTCACAGACGATGTCAGATAGCAGCTGGATAAAGCAGAACTTTGTCGGGCAAGTGCTCCGGGAACGCGGCAACGAGATGATGCAGCGTCAGACGGCCGCGATGCGCAAGAAACTCCAGTTCCATACGGGGCATCTTGTTGATGACCGCTCCCTGAAGGTCGAGGTGGGCAACGGCTTTGACGGCTGCCTGACAATGACGCATCCGGACTATGCTCGTTATCTTGACATGAGA